GGAACTTTTATTTCCTACCTATTCGGCACAGTAGCAGGAGTAAGCAAAGTAGGCTCTGTCGTTCATTCCGGAACAACGGATGTTGATTGCGGTTTTTCGGCGGGTGCTAGATTTGTAATGGCTCACCGCGCAGACCAAAATAGCGATTGGTTTATATGGGACACGATGAGAGGCATTGTTGCAGGTAATGACGATTATTTGGCGTTGAATAGTGATGCTGCTGAAGTCACCAACACTGATTACATAGACCCACTATCTAGTGGTTTTACATTAACGTCTAGCTTTACAGCAGGCACTTACATTTTCTTAGCAATAGCATAGGTGCAATATGGAATTCAGAGTACGTTCAAGCGGTGAGCTAAAAACTCAAGGCGAAATCCGCAAACTTAATCCTAATGTTTCTTTGCCCAAAGTGTGGAATAGCAACGTCTATGAAGCATTAGGCATTGACCCAGTATTAGAAACACCCAAACCAGCCACTACTGGTGATTACAAATCAGTGGTGCGTGACGGCGCTGAACAGGACGCCAAAGATACATGGGTGCAAAAGTGGGTGGAGCGGGATATGTTTTCCGACACCACGGAAGACGGCGTTACTACCACAAAGGCAGAGCATGAAACTGCGTATCAAGCTGAACTTGACGCAGCTGCTGCAACCACGGCAAGAACAACACGCGATTCCAAACTAGCTGAGTCAGATTGGATGGGCTTGTCAGATGTCACCATGAGTGCAGATTGGACAACTTATCGCCAGGCGTTGCGCGATGTGCCAGCACAAGAGTCCTTTCCTAACGACATAACTTGGCCTACTGAACCTGGCTAGTGATAATTGGACCTGACACTCCAACGTCCATTGTCCAAGCCCAACAGCCTCAAGCACAAGAAACCATCACACTCAGGCTCTCGCCTGATTTAGTTCGAGAACTCGACCTCCCCGAAGATCAAATCGTCAAAGGCTCTGTGGCTGAAGACGGATCGTCCATCACCATCAGCACAGAGAGCGGCACAGCAGAAATTGCTGGCAATTTTGTGTCGTCAGCGGGTGATGACATCAATGTACGGGTCCGGTCTGCAGAAATCCCTGAACAGCAAGAAACGCCGAAACCTGACGTTCTAACCAGGCAGTCGGAACTTGATGCTGTTTTTGAGAATACCTCTGCAAACATCGACAGTAGCGCAGATGTCGAAAACCTTTTAACAAATATTAAAAACGCGATTGAGGGTGGTGCGAATTCATTTTCTGGCGAGGTTGAGATATTTGAAGGTTTACCCCCTGTCGAAATTGAGTTTGAAAAAAGTGATCCGTCGAGTTTTCTGTGGGAAGCCCCAGAGGCAAGGGAATTTGAGGAAGCAGCGGAGGGCAGCAACTCCGTAGATTTTGGCGAAGGAGAAATAAACAGTGGGGAGACTGAAGAAGTCTTATTCAGTCAAACACTTAATTCTGATGATGATTGGACAATCAATGTCGATGCTGACATTGGGGATCGCGATCACATCTGGCTCCAGGGAAGAGTGCAGGACAATCATGGCAGATTTTCAATGTGGTTTGACAAACCTCGCACGGCTGCGTATGCGCTGGAAAATATAAGTGAGGTTCAGAAAAAACTAGAATCTTTTGGGATAACAGTTGATCACCTTGGTATTTCACCATTCCCTCGCACAGCGGTAGAAGACCCGCCGAAGAGCACCTTTATGATTGAGGTATAACGTGAAAAAGTTAAAAGGTGTTTTAGCAAGCCTTGCTCCGACTGTTGGCCGATCCTTGGGTGGACCACTTGCAGGAATGGGCATCAAGCTAATTGCTGATCGGCTAGGCGTATCAAATACTACTGACCCCCATAAACTTGAAGATTACATCGAAAAACATCCAGAGGTCATCCCGCAGATACAAGAAGCGGACAACGAATTCAGACGGACCTTGGAAGAACGTCAGATTGACTTAGAAACCTTTAAGACACAAGTCGACGATGTGCAGCATAGTCGCTTAACTTTCGGTGACGATCCTACGCCAAAAGCCTTCGCCATAATCGCGCTGCTTGGTTTCCTTGCGTACATTTTTATGGTCACTTTTAATGTACCCGAATCGGATGTGTTGCCGAATGTCATCTTGGGATACCTGGGCGGATTGATTTCTGGGATAAGTAGCTTCTTCTATGGAAGTAGCAACAACAACAAGTCGTAAATTATGAAAGAAGTTGAAACGCGGGTTACCCGACTTGAAGAACAAGTTATTACACTATTCAAAAACTTTGAGAGCGTGGATAGGAAACTTGATCACATCGAGGCCAAGTTTGAAAAAGAATTGCGCGTTGCGATGATGGAGCGATTAGTCTGGTTGGGCGTAATTGCATTAATTAGCTACCTGGGCACATAGCATGCTGATCAAATTAGAAATACCGCCAGGTCTGTATAAAAACGGCACCGAGTACCAGGCTGCTGGCCGGTGGACCGATGCTAATCTTGTGCGTTGGTTTGAAAACACACTCAGACCTATCGGCGGCTGGCAGACCATGTCATCTACGCAGTTCAGTGACGTGGCGCGCGGGATGCATGGCTATTTTGACAACTCAAATAACCGCCGCGTGATAGTGGGGACGACTTCAAATCTTTATGTCTACGCAGAGGGTGTGAGTCAATCAAACATCACCCCAAGCGGTATCGTGACCGGCAGGAACGATGCAGCATCACAAATAGGCTACGGTGCACAACTTTACGGCGAACATGCCTACGGTGTCGCTCGACCCGATAACGAACAGTATGACCCGGTCACGACCTGGACCATAGACAACTTTGGTGAGGATGCAGTCTGTTCGGCAACGACAGATGGCAAAATCTACATCTGGGAAAACAACCCCAGCGCGGTTGCAACTGTCCTGACTAACGCCCCAACGTCCAACCAGGGTGTTTTAGTCACAGACGAGCGTTTTGTCATGTGCCTCGGTGCAGGTGGCAATCCCAGAAAGGTCCAGTGGAGTTCGCAGGAAGCTGCCACGGTGTGGACCCCGGCAAGCACTAATTCTGCTGGCTCCCTGGAAGTGGCGTCAGACGGCAAGATCAGAGCCGGTATTGTTGTGCGTGGGCAGGTTCTTGTTTTAACAGATACTAGCGCACACGCTCTCTCATACGTTGGCACGCCCTTTTATTACACCCAGGAAACAGTAGGGTCTAACTGCGGAATAATCGCTGCGAAGGCGGTTGCAGTGACAGGCACGGCTGCATATTGGATGGGTGAGAAATCATTTTTCAGGTATGACGGCGGCTACACTGTGCCGATCAAGTCTGATGTAAGTGATTTCGTATTTAATCGCTTAAATCAAAGCCAGCGCAGCAAAATCTGGGCGGTTATTAATGGCCAGTACAACGAATGCTGGTGGTTTTATCCGTCATCATCAAGCACAGAAATAGACAGCTATGTTGCCTACAACTTCGTTGATGACACCTGGACGGTTGGGACATTGGCCAGGACTGCGGGTTTCGATGCCGGTATCTTCATCGATCCTATCTGGGCCAGTACAGATCGCTACATATATGAGCATGAAAGTGGCTTTGGTTACGACTCTGCAACGCCTTTTGCGGAGAGTGGCGCCATAGAGATCGGGTCCGGGGAGCGCCTGGCAGATGTCACTGAGTTAATCCCAGACGAGAGCAACCTGGGCGATACCTCTGTGATTTTTAAAACTCGCAACTTCCCAACTGCAACGGAGACAACGTCTAGTTCCTTCACTATGGCTAACCCTACCAGTGTTCGGCTCACTGCACGGCAGGTGCGAATTCGGGTAAGCGGCGCAAGCGCCAGTGATTGGCGCTATGGCAATCTGAGACTGAACATCCAGGCGGGATCGCGTCGATGAAACTGTCCAGACCTTTACCTACTTACGATGCTAACCAAATAGCCAGCAACCAGTTTCAGCTGGAGAGCGCTGACAGGCAAAACCACAAGAAGGAACAGACCGTGGAAATCGGTAGTGCGGATTTGGTTCTGACGGCCCCAGATGGTTCGCGTTTTAAAGTCACCGTGGACAACAGCGGCAACCTAGCAACGAGCGCAGCCTAATGGGTGTTAAATTCAAAAAGGAAGGCGATTGGGCCGACGGCGTAGACTTCAGCACCGCATTTGATCCAACAATCCCAAGCCAAGGATTTGATATAAATTTGCCTCCGCCAGTAGGGACATCTGGCGACATGGCTGCTTACAATCCATTTCCCGCTAATACCGGATATGCAACTGACAGTGGCGTGGCTGCTTACGATATGTACGCGCAGCAGGATGCGGAAAACCAGATGGGCGGCTTTTCGCCTGTTGTTCAAAACACTGTCGCCAACGTCTTTGACAATCGGGGCAACAACAACGCAAGAGGCGGTTATACGCCTGTCGGTGAAGATATTGAGGGCCAATACGGCTTTGAAGACCTAGCAGCGCAACCAACAGCTGATCAAATCCTCAACGACCCCAACAGGACAAATGAGCAGAAGGTCGATGAACTTTACGATCTATACCCAGACCAAGCCCCAGGCTTAATTTTAGGCCGCGCAAATGAAGCCGAAATGACGGCACAAGGGGTTTCGGACAGTTATCGGGACTTCCCCGTTGATGTGCTGACTACCATCCTGCAAACGATGGGCAATCAGGGCAACCAGGACGCACTTGATATCTTGGCGCGCAGTGCGCCGCTTCCTCAAGGCAATAATCAAGCTGGGAACCAAAATGGCAACCAGACCGGCAACCGAAATCCGGGGAACGATGATCCCAGCACACCCCCCAACGTCATTATAGGTGGTAACGGTACGAATGACGGTCAAACACCAATTGACGATACTCCCAAACCTGATGAGAACGGGCAATGCCCGGTTGGTTTCAACAATGTAAATGGCCAGTGCGTGGCAGTTGTCCCGCCTGGTAACGTAAATGTTGGCGATGATGATCCCCCTGAAGAAACTTTCGTCTGCGGCGCAGGAACTCTTAGAGAGGGCGAGACAGTAACCTCGCTTGATCTTTGCACCATACCGCAAGGCGACTCGCTAGGGAACGGTGCTCCTCTAGGGGGCGATGACCCACCAC